TACCTCCTAGTTTAAACTCTTGCACGACACCGTTAGCACTGTTGTCTACCACTAAAGTTTTTGTGGTACTAGCGCCATCAACAGTAAGTCCGTCCGACACTACTGTTCCGGTAACGTCTATGCCTGTATTGGTTGTTGATAGTTTCTTACCATTGTTGTAGTATACGTCCACACTACCGCCACCAGTACAGTCCACATAAAGGTCAGAATCAAGTCCCGTCACAGCTTGTCTTAATCTTAAACTACTGTTACCTGCAATAGTTAAATTACCTGTTCCTGTGTCACTAATAAACGACTCAGTACCGTCATGGTAGATTTGTAAATCACTACCTGCGCCAAAGCGAAGGCGAACGCTATCGGCTAAATCAACAGTACCCGTAAAAGTTGCACCTGTTTTATCAGCCTTAGAAGTAATCGCTGTGCTAATGGCTGCAAACTCACCATCAAAGTCAACACCTTTTACTTTCTTAGCTGCGTTGCCTGAAGCTAGGCTATCCTTAGCTGTAAAGTTTGTTATTTGCGTATAGTTGGACATTAAATAAGTCTCCCAAGTAGAGCGTGTATGTCAATTGTTTGAATAGAAAATGGTTCATCATTAATAGTGCTTTCAATACCAACACTGGCTGATACTCCTGAGCCGTTAGTATGTACGGAGCCTTTGTTTACAAAGATACCACCTGAGTATTCCGCTGAGGTGTTGTACTCACTAATATTATACTCAGCTGTTGTACCGCTACTAGCAAAACTAAACGCTTGTTTGTTGTAGTTGTTGTTATAGTCATACGACCAACTCAAGGTATAGCTTGCAGCTTGTCCGCCAATAACTGTAACGTTAAACTTCTTCAGGAACTTCAGGTTTGAAGTGTTACCCCAATCAATAGGATTACTAAAGTAGGACATAACGTAAGGAGCGGTACCGTCTAAGTATCCTCCGTACTTAGCTAACCCATCTTCCAAACCTATGTAGAAACCGTCAGCAGCTATGTTAGTAAAACTAATAGGGTTCATTCCTGACCAAGTAGTAGTTCTGAAGGAACCGTTCTCAAGAGGCGCTCTAACATCAAAACAATAAGTAATACCTAGTGACGGAAAAGTAAGTAAGTAAAAAGCATCAAAAGCGCTGTAGTGTGAGTGTATCGGGAATAGCTCAGACTTCACTGCGTTAAGTAAATCAGTACGTACATTTGCACTGACATCTCTCATTGGTAAGGACTTCTCCTGAATGATTCTACCTAAGCTCATTAAGCCTCTGTCTGATAAGAATATAATGTCATTACCAGTAGCTTGTACGGAGTCCCTAGCAATACAACCAACACCTTCAATAGTGTCTGATAGTCTAAAGTCAACAGTAGTTACAGTGTCACCACCTTGGTAGATAACAATGCTGTGCTTACCAAAGATAAGTAGGAAGCCGTTATGCTCAGTCAGTGCTACAACTTCATCATAGCCGTTAGTCCATACGGATGTTAAGTCTAAGCTACCTGAACTACCGCCGTTAAAGTCCGTACCGTCAAGAAGGTCACTCCAATATACAGTGTAGTTGTTACCTACAACATCAGCCACCCATAGGCGACCAAAGGCTGCTAAGACTTCGTTACCCGAAGGTGCAGGGGTTCCACCTGTTACTACTAACTCTAGGTCAGTAAAGTCTCCAACCTCAGTGACAAGAGGAGCCTGACCACTTTGAAAGAAATACACCCTGTTGTTGAAAGACACTATCTTCCAATTGTTAGCGGTGATGTTATAACCTACAGGTAAGTCTACTTCAGTAAGTGTAGTAGTACCTGTGAATATCTTATTGTTACCCGCAGAGTATACCACTATTGTACCGTCAAAAGCAGTAAACTCAAACACAGTCTCTATTCCACGACTAGTCCCTAACACATCGTTAGTTGATACTTCAATCCAACCTTCTCTAGCACCAATACGCCCTTGCTTATCAATCACACAGTTATCCGCAATATCAGCAAAGTTAGGGTTCATCCCAACGGGAGACTCCTCGGTGTTAATGCCAAAGAAAGCAGGAGCAGATATAGCTAAGTTCTGTAAGCGTTGTTGACTCATACGTCCACCCATATAGTCTCAGTTGGGAACCTCGCGGCATCAAAGGAGATAGCGTCAGATAAGGAAGACTTAGCAATACCTGTAAGCATTGCAGCAGTAGTGCCTCCTGTCTCTCCACGCTCCTCTACAGCCATAGCGTGTGCAAACTGTACGATAGGTAAGCTAGGAGCTTTTATGACGTTAAAGTCACCTGTAAGTTCATCACTTCTGTCCACAATGTTGACACGTATAGTATAAACTTTATTAGGCTTAGGATATAAAGTTACGTCCACACCGTTATTCTCGTTGTTAAATCCTGTGTACAAGTAGTTTACAGGGACAGTAGGGGCAGGTGGGTTCAAATAAAGGCTTTCCTGCATTGCTGTTTGAGTGCCTAAGTTCATAAAACACTGTTCAGTTTCATTAATCCAGTTAAGTGTTTTAAACGCTTCAGTAACATTAGGGATACTGTAATTACTTTGATTCGCTGCTGTGGTTATTGTTCTTGTTTCTCGTAAGTTTGACCAGTCCCAAGCATCCTCCACCATTTTATTAGCGTCATTAACAAACTCACCAATCAAACGTGAGTATATAGTTTCGTCTACGGAGCTAACTGTGTTTTCTCTCAGTCTCCGTAGCACTTTGTTTACTGCTTCTAAGTATGTCATTAAACTGTATACCTATCAAGTGGACTAGTGAAAGGACTTGCAAACAAATCCTGCATTTCTTCTTCTTCTTCTTCTACTATCTGTTGTTGCTCTGGCTGTACTACACGTTCTACGTTAGTAAACTCAACGGGAGAGAACTTAAATAGCTCATCTCTAAACAAACTGTCCGTTGTGCGTGTGCTTGAAGGCTGACCTCCGCCTCCTCCTACCATACCTGTCAGCATAGCGCCTCCTGCGCCCATTAGAGCGTCTTTAGCAGGCTGTAGTAGGGTATCATCAATAAACCTACCAACTGTCTCTACAGGCTCTTTAAGAGGCTCTACAGCGTCTTCTATACCACTGCCTAAAGCTCTAGCTGCGTCTTCAATAGCTTTGATGCCTTCAGGGGTGTCAGGCAGCATATCTTTAATAGGTTGTAAGTAGTTGTCGTCAAAGTCACGACCTGCTTGTTTCAGCTCTTTTTCTAACTCACCACCTATGCCTGAGTTACTTGCCCACTCTACAACACCGGATTGTAACGCATCCTCAAAGTCTTCGCCTTGAGCTAACTTAACTACTGTCTTTTTAACACCTGATTGTACTTCGGGAGGTACGTCAGTTAGGGCGACATCAAACTTATCTAACGCGCCGCCTATAAGAGCACCGCCAAACTGGTCAATAAGAAACTGCTCAGGGTTACTAGCTGCTGAGTACAAACCACCTGTTGCCCAATTAAGCACAGGAGCTTTAATTCTTTCGCCTATGGACGCTTCAGGTACTTTCTCATACCCTACTTCACCCCACGAGATGTTACCCTTTTCCATGTCTTCTACATCGTGTCGTCTGCTTATGAACTCTTCGTCAACACCTGCTTTGTTAAACTTTGCATCTAAACTGACACGAGAGAAGTTATCTCCTGCGTCTCTTTTAGCGTCTGAGTCACCAAAGTTAAGAACCTGATAGCCTGTCTGATACTTGTAACCTTTAGCTATCTCACCTTCATCCGTTACGAATAACGGTACACCATCATTAAGTAAGTTTTGAACAACAGCGGCTTGGTACTCTTCTTCCCCTAACTGTTTGTTTTGAAACTGATGATACAGGTAAGCATTCTTTTGTTCAGTGCCTAAGCTGTTGTAAGCGGTGCTGAACTCGTCAGGAGAAGCTGCATCTAGCTCGTCTAACCTACTAAAGGCGTTGTCAAAGTTCTGCTCTTGTCTAGTGTCGTACAGCTCATAAGTTTTAACAGCTTGTTTTTCGTCTAACAAACCAACGTCTTCTACGGTGCTTCTAAAAGAATCTTCATTGATGTCAGCAAAGTCATCATAACCTGCTTCCTGTAGTTCCTGTTCCGTGAAACCTGCACCTAGTAGCATATTACGTTGGTCACTTAATTCAGGTAAAAGACTTCTACCTAAATCGTCTGTGTACCTGTCAAAAGTTTCTTGACTAATTTCCCCTGACTCTTGTTTTGTTTCTAAGTCGCTGTACAAGCCACTTAAAGATTCTTTATCCGCAGCGGCTAGGTTAATAGAGCCATAAGGGTTAGTAAAATCTGCACTCTGTCCTGTTTTGTTGCGTATCTCGGTAGCTAATGCTTGTCTTGCTTCGTAGTTCTGTTGGCGCTCGGCTTCAGTAGCGTTAGCGTATTCTTCGTCACTTAAACTTAGCGCGTCTATTTGCGGTTGATAAGCTGCGTATTGAGCGTCCCTGTCAGTGTATTTAATATATCCTACGTCTTCGGGGTTTAAAACTTCTCTAGTACGTCCTACTCCACTACCTATCTCTTGATAACCTGCTCCTGTAAGCATAGTAGGAACAGCTTGCCCTTGTTGTTGGTACTGTGTAATGTCTCCACCGGAACCTACTTGCGAACCTCCTGAATACACTGGCCCTGCGTAGGTTGGGTCGCCTCTTTTAACATTTGAGTCATAAGCACCATAACGTTGTCCTGACCTTTCCTGCTGGTCGTCTGCAACACCAATAAGCTGCCCTATCGGAGTGTTCCGTGCATAATCGCCTATGTCTTGAGCTATGTTACTGTACGTCTGTGCAGCAAACGGGTCATATCTTGATGACATTACTTAACCCCCTTAGTTTTCTCGTATGTACGCAACGTACCTAACCCAAGCATCCCCATAAG